ACAGTAGGATTTAGCTTCTTAGGAGTCAAGATATACATCTCTATATTGACCACATGATTAGAAGTAGACTTAAAATAGAACGAAGCCCATGAATCAATCACTGTAAGCTTAATAGACGATAATAGAGAGTCTACATTCGATGCCCGACCATTCACAGCTATAGCTTTAGCATTAAAGGCAACAGAAGCTGCATCCCAGAAGATTTGAGGTGTAAAATACTCTAAACTGATCGCATTTCGGTCCGCTTCAACATAATACCACTCATTCCTGACCACCTGTCTTAGTTGTACATCTGACATGTAATTATACTCCCCATAGGTGTTTGTATGCTCAATAACCTTTGTAACTTTCTTCGCAAACTTCTTATTGACCCCCCTGATACTTTTGGTTGACCGGGGCTTGATCCTGGACTTGCGGGAGGTAGTAGGACGTCTATGAGTAACTCTACGACGCTTGTACATCGGCCCAGAGGCCTTTTTAGCTGGATAACCGCCTGTTGCTAGCTCTTTAACGCCTGCAGCTGCAAGAATCTTGCCTACAAGCTTGGCTTTGCCTGCTACATAACTGCGTATTCGTTTTCCTGCTAGTCTAGTGATCATTATAAGTAAAAAATAGTTGAAATGAGTTATATTTAATCTCCTAAGCAAAGCCAACAACGTTTCCGGGTCTATCTCTGGATACCATGCTCTGGGGTCAACATTGGAGGTAATCCAGATCTTGGTTGCCGCCAAGGGTCTAGAGCCTCCCTTGACTTCCACGTTAACAGGGTAACGATCCAACCATCGGAGTAAGTGCGAAATCGAGATACTTCCACGAAATTCATCGATAACAACATTTGATTGAGCTCTGTAGCCACACCACCATTTGGAATTAGGATCTTTTGGGTAAGCATCATGCCCGCTCTCTGTCCATGCTCGAAGTGACTTCCCAGTACCGGTTGCTCCCCAAAAGACATGACATTCTCGTTCGAGAGCCACTGGTTTTGAATGGTCTGATGCAATTCTGCACAATGTAGAATAATAGCGTACGTATATATCATCGGGTACCGATTCGAAGTCACCGGCCTTTGCAGCGTTCTTGACGATCGCCCAATCGATGGAGACATTTCTGCGTAGCGCCTTGCTTCCGAGTTCAAATCTAGATCCGGGGATTGCAGTCTCGTCCTTGTGGACATATTCATCTGCTGCGGCAGACTTTGTCGGTTCGTAGTGGCCGTCACCAAGGAGTTTCTTAACTGCCGCCAGTCGCTGAGGTTTTGCGCATCCAATGACGAATTGAAGGTGTCTTCGTCCTGTTGTGGGACACGTCTCGGACTGTCCACGAAACCAGACGACCCCTGGAGGAAGTTCAGTCGGCGTGGCAAGGGAGTAACTGGTACCAATCCAGTATCTACTTCCCATTGTATAGGCATAGGGTAATTTCGCTTAAAAAAAATTTGGTATAAAATATTGAAAAAATATTTTCTTATCTGTAAATTTGCCCCTTTTCTAGGTCACGTTCACCTGAGGGTTAACGGCGATAATTTATCCGGAGGCGTAAGCCACCGGCTAAATGTTTATCCAAACTATTTGTTACATAATCGTTTGTATTATAATTTACAGCATCCATTGTAATGTAATCCGGATGAACGCGGACCCCCTCACGGCCGGGGAGGCCAAGTATCGTAATATAGGGGGGCTTGTAACGTGTATCGTCGCTCTAGTAAGTAATAATAGCGTTACAAAAAATTTGTAACGTGGGTACTTACTAGAGGTGACTGGACCTCCGGAGGCCCTGCCGGGGGCTTTTTTATATTCTGTCCCTGCCCCTCCGTCACATATGCCCCTACGTCAGTTAAAGTTTAGTCAGTAAACGTTTAGTTTATTAAAGTAACGTGGTAGTTGTACTGACAGGGTTATGGAAAGCAACTTGTTGATCCAAACCATCAGTTCCAAAGAAAGTAACACTTGCAATAGAGTTATTAGGAGTTATAACACCTGAACTCTTGCTAGGATCCATAATACGGCTAGACTGGTGAATACGACAAGCAACACCACCAGTGGCAGAGCTCGCGAAGGCTGCACAGGTGCCGGCAACAGTTGAGACAGAGATATCATTAATGATTCTAAATAGTACAGTCTTAGAGTACTTCCCGAACCTATTAAAGCCTACTACACTGGTAGATATACCTGTTTCATTGTACTGTGTTGACCCGTCAATAGTCAAGTTCTTAGGACCTTGAATAAACTGAGTAGCAGACTGACCAGGCAAGAACTTCATACGTCTTTTCTCAATAGAGAACTGTTGTAACAACGTAGGGCAGTCACATAGGCTAAAACCAGCAAACTGAGGCGTAGTTCCACCCCCAGGGTTCTGATAATCATCAGTAGAACCAGCCATAATGTTATAGATGCTAACAGTAGGATTTAGCTTCTTAGGAGTCAAGATATACATCTCTATATTGACCACATGATTAGAAGTAGACTTAAAATAGAACGAAGCCCATGAATCAATCACTGTAAGCTTAATAGACGATA